GGTTTTCGCGCAATACTCTTCGCCAATATCAAATACTTATCGAGATCCGAGCGGCCAAAATTGGCGCTTCAGAGGGGCGAATCCGCGAAGACGGGTTAGAGTGACTCCAATAATCTGCGCCGCACTACGGCAGCCGCGACGGGGCGCGCGCTTCGTGCCGCCACCGTTGTTTGTGAATATGCCGGGAAGGCTTGCACGACGCTGATTTCGATAAGCTCAACAGAGCGCAGTTCCCGCCGATCGGTTGTCGGCCACGAGTCGCCACCGGGCGCTACCCGGAACGAGAATGACATGCCGCCAAGGTCGCGCCGTTCGGCCATCGCCAGCATATCATTGCCAAGCTGTGTCGGCGGCACGTCCAACTCGAAAGCGAGTCCGCGTGTATCCTCGGCCAGCCGCAGCGTGCCGCTAGACGTGCGCGCGAGGAGTCGCGACGGATCATGGTCCACTAGCGCCAGCACGTCCGCGCCGCTCGCTAGCGATGCAGCGAACGCACCTGGCGCCACTGTCTCGGTAAAGCCACCGGCAGCGCCACCGATGCGCGCGGGTGCGTTGAATACGCTCGCGTATCCGGCCAGCTTGCGGCCGGAAGCGCGAAGCTCGATAACGGCCGCGCGCCGCTCAATCGACGGCGCGCTTCCGATAACAGTATCAGCCGTTTTCACGGCACTAGGCCAGAATGTCCAAGATCGCCCCGAACGACTCCGGGTGCCTTACGGACACGTCACACGTGAGCATGGCGCGCACCTGGACGTTTCCCTTGGGGTAGGCCGTGGACTCGTAAGGATTGACCAGGATATCAAGCTCAGACCACACGCCGATCAGCAGATCAGCCCAATTCGCCCAAATCGCCGCGCTGCAAATGCCGCTTGACGTGCCTTTCGTGAGATTGGCCGGGACATTGTTCGTAAAGGCACGCGGTGCGCCCTGGAAAACCACGTCAGTCCCGAGTGGCCGGCCTTGAGAGTCCACAAGCTTCGCCGCTGCCCTACGGACCTTCGTGTTGGTCAGATAGCTAAGGCTGCCCGTCTCGGCGTTCGCATCGGCCACGGTGCCCATCAGATCGGCCATGCAGGCATAGGTAAGGGCAAGGCCGTTCGTGCCCATCGCCACGTTGCCGATGCCGGCCGTGTTCAGGATGCCGCGCGGCTGATTGCTGGCGCCCGTGCCGTTGATCGCCGCGTTGTCGAGAGTCTGCGCCAGCACTGCCGCCAGATCGCCACGGACGATGGACTCGATATCCGGGGAACTCTGCAACAGCATGTTGCGGGAGAACTCGATAATTGCGCCCGCGTGGTGTGGCGACAGAGTCACCTGATCGGTCTGCGGATCACTGGCCGACACTGGCGAGTTTTCTGCAACCCATCCGCCTGTTGCGTCAGCTTTCAGCCTTGGAATTGCGACGTTGCCGACAAGCCCGGACAGGACGGTTGCCCCAAGCTGGCGGATCACAAGAGCCGCCCTCAGTTTGTCAATGAACTGATCGCCGAGCACGCTGGTCTGAATGAGGTTGCTACCAGGGCCGCCGGCCGGGTTGGTAGTTGTGAAAACACGCTGTTCAACGGGACCGGACAGGGCCGCCATCGGCACTGCAATGCCCTCGAATGTGCGGCCGCTGCGGCGGGCCACTTCGGCAGAAATCTCGCGCTCGCGCCCTGCGTCCACATTCAGGCCAGCGGCGCCGGCCATCGCGCGGACGATGCTGAAATTCCGGAACTCGGCGTCCAGGTGCTTGTCGGTCCCGCCGTTCAACGGGGTGCCAGATGCCCTACGGTCTGCTTCGTCAAGCATGCTCTGCCGAGCCGCAGCGGACTTGAGTCCATCATGCTCTGTAACCAGTGCGGACCAGCGGGACTCCGCCGCGCCGTCAAGGGCGCCGTCCGGGTGTGCGGTATGAATAGCGCGCATTTCGGCCTCAACGGCCGCCTGTCTTGCCAGGATTTCACGAGTCGTCACTTGCAATACTCCGTCATGGGATTGGCCGTCTCACGACGGTCGGTGAAAAAAGGATCAGGGCCGATGCGCCGGTGGTGATGATCCCCGTTGGGCGAAACCAACAGCCGGGATGCGTGCGGCGGCGCACCGTTTTGGCCCAGCCCTGAGCCTTGGCTTTGCCCGCACGCTCTACGTCGAAAAAGGGGCAGGGTCGGTGCGCAGTGGTGAAATCCCCGCGAGCGAATCGCAGCCGGGAGCGTGTGCAGCGCACCGTTTAGGCCGCCCTGACGGCCCATGCGGCCACACGCTAACGTTTGTTTGCGGCGGAACTCCATTTGACTCAGGACGCGGCGCCTCACGGCGCTGCAAGTCGGCGCTGTTCCGCCGCCGCCGGGCTGTTGTGCGCCCGTATATGTCATGCGCGGGATTCCGCGTCGGATGCAATCTGGCCCACGTCCACCGTGAGCCACGCGAAGCTATGGCGATCGTCGCGACGGCCGCGCCGTGTGACAGACACTTCGCCACCGCGTTCGCGGGAAATGGCTAGCTCGAAATCGTAAAACCGCGAGCGCAGCATGTGCCATGGGCAGTCACCGCAAATCGCAATGACGCTGGTAACCGCAGAGTCCACATACTGCACAACGATCTCGTGCGCCTCGGCCACGCTGAATCCGAACGCCACGAGTCTGCCAATCACCGCAATTCGCACTACGTCGGCCGGCTGAAACCGCCGCCACGCGCCGCTGTGCGGCTGCGGCGGGACGATTGTCGTGATCTGCTTGCGGTCCATCCAATGCCGCAGCACGTCTGGCTCTACACGCGCCGCAAACGCTGCGGCTGGCAGTGTCAAACCTGGCACGGGCGGGAGTTGAATTTTGATTGGGCTAAACTTGTCCATAACGCTTATAATACACCCTCGGGTGCATTCGACGTAAGGACCCTGCGCGGTAATCCGTTCATGTTTAATTTGCACGGCTGCCATGTTGCTATCACGCAACAGTCAAATCAGGTTTCCCACGGCTTCCGAGTAGGGACCGCGCCGTGCCGTGATCCGGCAGTCTCGCGACGGTGGCGACTCACTGGCGACAGGCGAAGGGCGCGACAGAGGGTTACTATCTTCCCGGTTTCATGGTCGCGAAGCTTGGCCAGTTCCGAGTAACGGCCCATGTCCGCAGCGGACAGCGGGCGCGGGAGTGCGTCGATATCGGCCGCGAGTAAATCGGCCTCAACCGAGTGCCGACAGTATGACGCTAGCAGCTTGTCCGCACCGTCCCACCATTCGGCGGGGTAGCTTGCCACGGCCGCGCGCCAGACGGCCGCCTGCGGCTTAGTAAAGCCGCGTGGCGGCTTTAGCTTGGGGCGTGGCGCCAGCGGCACAACGGCAAGACTGGCGGTAGTTTTCGGTCCGGGTGTTCTCATTTCGACAATCCTCAAATTGAAGTTTCACACATGTCTAAAGCGTTGGGCATGACACGACTTATCGTGCTCTCAGCCCTGAGCGATTTGCCTTCAATCGCCAAACGTCGCCAACGTGGCAGTGCGTGGCAGCCATGGGCCGCTGTCTGCGCATAATCTATCCACCCGTTCGACAGGGGCGCCACGCGCCACCGTAGGGCCGTCCAGTGCCGTTGCGGTTGTCGCGCTCATGGCTGCCAGCACCTCGGCCGCAATCGCTGCGCTCAACGCATCGGGCAGGATCACGGCTGGCAGACTCTTACCCGTTCGCGGACAGCGGAACGTCGGCGCTTCACAAGCCAGCCCACCATCGGCACGACGGCGCACCTGGACACCTTGAAGCGTAAGCACGACTCCGGCTACGTCCAATTCTAAGATAGCCAGCCCGATCAGCCGCCCGGCGCCTGCCACGCGCTCGATTCCGCGAAGGGAGTAAGTAACGTCAACTGTGTCGCTCATGACAATGCCCGACGTATCCAGTCGGCATCCTGATCGCTGATGGGTGTGCCGAGCGGCGGGACTATCCCACGCGGTGGGGGTTTAATGCGGTGGGTCGCCTGAGCATGACGGTAATGCGAAAACCGGCGCGGGAGAGCAATGCCCCATTCAGATAGGGCGGCTACTGCAAGCTCTCGGCGCGTCTGGAAAGAATAGGCTACATGTTCAAGCCAGAACCATCTTTGTTTCACGAACGGCACCCATTCGTCAGGGTCGGCCGGTTCAACCGCCACGTCGGGATACCGCTGCCAGATCGGATCGTAAGACCTATTAAACAGCACCTCGCGACCATCGGCACACGTCCACTTGCCATAGGGGGTGCTGCATTGCAGACACATGCACCGAATGGGCTCGCGGGGACCGTAATAATACCGTGGTCTGCTGATGCCATAGGAACCTCGGCGTTCCATCTATATGTTTTCCTATCCGTTGTGTCGCGAAGGCGGGCGGGATTCCATAAGCGTCCGCGAGGGAACACCCCCACAGTCCGCAAGACTGTGGAAGTCTTCCACATACCCCACACACACTCCCCATACCCCACACAACTAGTGTGGGGGGTAAGAGGGAAGCGGTGATTGCCTACAGTTCCCACAGTTACCCCACACTCAACTGTAGGAACTGTGGGGGTAGGCTGGCGTTCGGTCCTGGCGCGACACACTCTTGCGTTCGGCCCTTTCCGTTCGACTCGTGCGCCACCTTGACCACATTGGTGCTAATGAGTCGTTCAAGGATTGCTTGCACGCGCTTCCTCGCGGCCCGATCGCCTGCATCCCATCCGAGGATATCGGCGAGTGCATATCCCGCCCAACTGGACGAACGGATATCCCTGCGGTTAGGCGCACCGTCCGCAAGCTTTTGCCGGAACTCTGCCACGTGCGCATCTGTCACACCCGCGCCGACTGCCGGACGTTCCCATGGTTCGACTACGCCGACCAAGTCAGACGGCTGGTAATCAGTCCCGTTTTCAAGGTCCACCGATGCCAGGTGACGCCACGTAGCCGCGTCCGATGGCGGCACAAGGTTTGCCTTGCCGCTGTCCACGCGGAAATACAGTCGGCGCTGTTCGGCCGGAATGCCGAGTGCATCGCCTTCGTCGGTTGCCATCACATTCAACACGCGGACGGATCGTGCGGCGTCCACAAGAGCACCCGCGCCGCGTCCATCGGCGGCCGTGCGGTCCTGCCCTACGCTCTGGCCGGTTTGCTTGCGGACGTGATGGATCAATTCAATGCTTGCATCCGCCGTGTCGGCGATCTCTGCCCATGCCCGCGCGACGGCATTCATGGCGTTGTTGTCGTTTTCGGTCACAGTGTGCGTGGACACGAACGGATCGAGGATCAGAACGTCGATTCTCTTCTCAATCATTTCCATGAGCACGCCTTCGACAACAGGCCGGGCAATAGTCGCGCCGTCGCGCGTCTGACTGGCAATGATGACTGGCGATTCACGTCCCGAGGTGACGAATAGCCGATCGCCCATCTCGTAAGGGCTGATTTCATAGTGCTTGCACACTGCGGCAACGCGCCGCTCGATTTCCTCAAGCGGGTCTTCCCCACAATGATACCAGACTCGGTGTTGTCTGCGTGCCGGCTTGTCTGTCAGCAACCCGCGTCCAGTCACCATGTCCAGCGATTCAACGATCGCCAGCGACGATTTGCCGAGGCCGCCGGGCGCGAACGTGGCCGAGAGGAACTGGCGTATATAATGGCGCCCGTAAATCCACTCTCGCGGCGGAATCTCCGACGGGTCGCGCCACTCATACACCCGCGCTTGAATCGCGCCTGCCGGCTTCGCGGGATACTTGTCCGCCAGCATCGCTGCATATGACTTACTCGCGGTTGGCTCGCGCTGCGCTGCCGGCGGCATTCCCATAAGGTCGCGCATCGCGCGGTGCTTCTGCACCTGGCGATCCTCAAGCCACGCCATGAACTCGGGGGTATACTTGCCGTCCGACGGCGACGGTGCGGAATCGTCCACGGCGCCGGGTTTGATGACTGGAGCATACTTGGCGGTAGCAGATCGAACTATCGCAGGAATCTCGGCTACACGCTGGCGCCAGCGTGCATCCCGATCGGCGACGGGGACCACCTCCATAAAGCCACGCAGCGTTGCAACAATCTCTTTGTGTCCACGCCCTGCGTAGCGCGCTGCCAATTGGACCAGCGGCACGTGGTAGGATTCGCTAGTTACGATCTCGGCGATCAGCACACTATCGGCCGTCATGTCGTCTGGCATCGGGGCTGGTGGCAAGATCGCGTTCAAGACACAACCGCCTCGGGTGCAACCTTGGCGATGCGCTCGGCCACTCGATCAAGCAAGTGGTCTATGCGGATCACGACAACCGTTGACGGTGCATCGTCGCGATCGAATCCACCGTCAGCTTCGTCCGTCTCGCCGCACCACCGCAAAAGCAATTCGCCCGTGGCCGGCTTTACCGCGACGAATGCCAGCTTAGAGTCCGTCCGGAAAGTTCATGAAGGATTACATAGCTTTCGTAGCATCAGCCGGATTGACGCAAGGCGTATGAACGCCACAGCGCTTTTGGTC